TGTGGGCTACTATCAGGTTTTTTACTTGGTCCCGGTATGTGATGGGGATCATATTTGTGTTTGTGCTGGTCAGGGGCTTGTGTGGTGTGGTGTGGTGAAAATCATTGGTTTTTTGTGCATGGGTTTTTGGTTTATGCAACCTATAAGACGTTTAGAGGGTAGTAGTAGTTAGCCCCTGGCGGGGCTGGCAGCCAGGGGCTACTGGTACTACTGCTAGTAGTAAGCAGGCCCTTCGGGCCTGCTGTTGTCTTTTTAGTTACTAGTTTTTGTGGAGACGTCCTTCGGACGTCTCCTAATTAGGTTCCTGGTTTTCTACTAATAGGTGCCCTATGGGCATCTGCTGTTACCTCCGCTGCGATGGTTCTTCGGCCGTCGTGTACCGGGCCGAAGAAGGGTGTGGGATGGCTACTCAGGATCTTCCGGCGACGATTACTCTTACTGCGGATACGGTCGCCACGATCACGGTCCGCGGCGACTATTCGAGGTTGGCTGTCCGGCCGCTGGCTACGGGGCAGATCGTGTTTGTTCGGGGTGATGGGACGAACCCGGTGATCGGGGCTGACATGAATTATTGTGCTCCGCCGATCCCGGCTGAGGAGACGGTGGTCCCGGCCGCGACGGATGGGGGCACCACCAGCCTGCGGCTGGTCTCCGCCACGGCGGGGATGGTGTTCGTCGATAAGCCGTGTGGTGAGCACTGATGGGCCAGATCGTTCTCCCGCGGTCTGCGTGGACGAAATGGGTTCCGAAAAAAACGGATCTGGTTCCTTTACGGAGCCCTGTTGGTTTCGCGGTTCATTGGCCGGGTTCCGCTACGAAGAAGTTTAATAATTCTCAGGCCGCTATTGCGTCTCTGCTTGAAAGTGAGCGGTCTTTCCATGTTAATACTCGTGGGTGGACTGATATTGCTTATCAGGGTGGCGTCGATAATGCCGGACGAATCTGGGATCTTCGGGGGATTTCTTGGCGGTCCGCCGCTAATGGTGATGCCTCCCTTAATTCTCGTTGGGGTTCAATTACTTGTCTCCTCGGGAGTGAAGAGGAGCCGTCCCCGGAAATGATTTCGGCGGTGAAGTATTTCCGTCAGGAAATCTGGTTGAAGCGATATCCGGCGGCGAAGAGGGTTGTGGGTCACAGGGACCTGACGAATACCGACTGCCCGGGTCCGGCGCTTTACGCCCTGGTGAAGAGCGGGGAGTTCTTGAAGGACTTGCCGCCCGTGTCGGCCCCGCCGACGGAAAATGAGGATGGAATGATCACTCGTGTTGTTTCGGTGAAGCCCACCGGCGGCGTTTATGTCGTGTGGCCTGGCGCCAACGACCTACTCGCGAAACATGTGCCGGGCCCGTGGGCCGATGCGCAGGACGAGATCAAGGCGTTTGCCGGGGGATTCCCGATGCTTGAAATGTCGACCGAGCAATTCGAGTCGATGTTCACGGTGGTGTAACCACCGGATGAGGTAGGTCGCCCGGGCCCCATTCGGTTGGGGGATGTGCCACACCCGCCCGGCCCAGGCGACCTACCGACGCGATACCCGGCCGTGGTGTCGCTGGGGCGAGCCGGAGGGGTCCGGGGGGAACCCCATCACCGCGTCAGGACGACTCTACCACCTCCCGCAGGCGCCCCCGTGCAGGGCCGTAACGGAAGGGGGCCCCTCCCCCAGGGCTGGCGGGGAGGGGCGATCGGTGCCCGTGACGCTGCCAGATCAGCACTCCCGGCCACCGGGACGGCGGCGCCCTCCTGGGCGCGGCTAACACGTGAATGCTATCCCGGAGGTCTAATGCCACGCAAGGGGGGAATATCGACTGCCGACGCCAAGGTGAAGGTTGCGGAGCAGATCAACCGCGGGGCATCCGTTATCGCGGCAATGGCGACGGTCGGCCGGGGGTCGAAGACCTACGAAAATTGGCGGGCAACCGATAGCGAGTTTAAATCCCTTATCGACACGATCCGGGATAACCGGAAGTCGGCTAAAGAGCGGTCTGTAGATCAGGATCTCGCTAACCTGGATTTCGCTTCCTGGCGGAAGCAGTTCCTCGGGCAGACGACTTATCCTCATCAGCAGGCGTGGGTTGACCTGCTAGAGGGCCGGGTGCCGGACCTGCGGGACGGCGAACACATCGAGTTGCATGACCCGGCGAGGATCATTGTCAATGTCCCGCCGTTTCACGCTAAGTCTCAGACCTTGACTGTTGAATACGCGACGTACCGTATCTGCATGAATCCGAACGTGCGGATCATTATCATTTCGAAACGTCAAGATCAGGCAAACAAGTTCCTTTACGCGATTAAGCAACGCTTGACGTCTACCCGGTGGGCCTCGCTACAGGCCGCCTACGCCCCTGAGGGCGGGTTCCGGCCGTCCCGCGGTGAAGGGAAGTGGGGCGCCAATTCACTTTACGTCGCTGGCACCAGTTCGGGCGAGAAAGACCCCACGGTCGAGGCTCTCGGCCTGGGTGCACAGATTTACGGCTCCCGCGCCGACTTGATCCTGATGGATGACTGCATTGTCTTGCAGAATGCGCACGAGTACGAGAAGCAAATCCAATGGCTTGAGTCTGAGGTGGAGAGCCGGGTCCGTGGCGGGATTATCGCCATCGTGGGGACCCGCTTGGCGTCTCACGACCTGTACTCAGAACTGCGTAATGGTGAGCGGTATCTTTCGGGGACGTCACCGTGGACTTATCTGCGGCAGCCGATGGTGCTGCGTTTCGCCGATAACCCGAAGGACTGGGAAACCCTCTGGCCGAAATCGTCGTCCCCCCTGGAAACCGGCCAGCGTCCCGATGAGGATGGGACCTACGCGGCGTGGCCAGGGGAGCAGGCCGCGCGCATCCGGTCGAGGAAACCGGCCCGTGTGTGGTCGCTGGTTTATCAGCAGCAGGAAGTGTCGGACGACGCTACGTTTTCGCCGACGTGTGTCCTCGGGTCCTGTGAGCGCCGCCGGAAGTCGGGGCTCTTGCATGCGGGGGCGTGGGGGCATCCCAGGGATGGGATGGAGGGCCAGTACGTCATCGCGAGTATGGACCCTGCGATGACCGGAGATACCTTCACCCTCGTCGGGGCGGTGGATAAGCCGACGAAAAGGCGCCGGATTATGCAGGCGTGGGTCCAGGGTTCACCAAGCCCGGCCTACATCCGGGAGTTGATCGAAAGTACGACGATCGACTACCACGTGAACGAGTGGGTTATTGAGCAGAACGCTTTTCAGCTGTTCTTGATCTACGACGAGGGTATTAGGTCTTTCCTGAACAACCGGGGTGTGAAGATCACTCCTCACTACACGTCACGCAATAAGCAGGATCCTGACTTCGGTGTCTCTTCTATCGCCCCGCTTTTCGGCGGGTTGAAGCGTATCGAGTCCGGCGGCAGGGTCGAACATGACGGCAACAACCTTATCGAGCTACCGGACCCTGACACCTCGGAGGGTATTCGTGCCCTCATCGACCAGCTTATCTCGTGGGTCCCTGGGAAAAAGGGTAAGGACCTGAAACAGGACGGGCCGATGGCCCTGTGGTTTTTCGAGTTGCGTGCAAGGGAACTTTTGGGGATCGGGAGGAACGACAAGAAATTGCAGTTTCTCCGGAACCCGTATCTCAGCCGTGGGGACCTGTCGAGGCGGATGGTTGTTTCCACCAGCAGCATTAGGGCGGGTATGAATGAGTAGTCTAGACACTGCGCAGGGCATTCCCGCGCGGGTCACGGCCTTGCGCGCGCGGTGGGCGAAGAGAGATGTACGTCACGCCGAAGTGCAGGCCGTGCGGCGCGGCGACTTCGAGGCGATTGCCCCTGACCTGTTTTCCGATGAGTGGCGGCGCCCGATCGTCGCTAACATGATTGACACATCGGCTCGCGATATGGCGGCCGTTCTCGCCCCGCTCCCTTCATTCAACTGTTCGGCTGCGTCCGGTCTTTCCGAGGTGGCTAAGAAGTTCGCCGATAGGCGCACTAAGATTGCCCGCAACTACATTGAGACTTCTGACTTCGCTGCGCAGATGGCCCGCGGCGCCGACCAGTACAACACTTATGGGCTTCTGGTTCTAGCTGTTGAACCGGATTTCGATGAGAACCTCCCCCGTCTTTCGGTAGAGGACTCTATCGGCGCCTACCCTGTGTGGAATAAGAAAGGCGAGACCGTTGAACTAGCTCGCGTTTTCCGCCGCGACTGGTTCTCGCTGGTGGCGGATTATCCGGCGATGGACGGGGAGCGCCGCAAGTACCCGGCAGCGGTAGGGTCTGACAACCGTGTCGAGGTCATCAAGTACGTCTCGAAAGACCGCGTAATGATGTACCTCCCCCACATGGGGGACAGGATCCTCGAAGATATCCCCAACCCCCTGGGCAAATGCTATTACGTGGCCGTTCAGCGGCCGGGGCTTGATGAGGAGATCCGCGGCGCCTATGACGACGTGATCTTCGTGCAGCTCGCACGTCACCGTATCCAGATGCTCCTAATGGAGGGTGTCGAGAAATCCGTCCGTGCACCTATCGTTGTCCCGCCGGATATCAATGAGCTTCCGCTGGGGCCTGACTCTGTGCTACAGACGCAGCAGGGAGTCAATTCGGTGGGGCGTCTCCGGCTCGACGTCCCTGCTCAGGCGTTCGGCGCGGTTGAGCAGCTCAAACAAGAGCAGATGGTCGGGAGTATGGCCCCTGAGGCCCGCTCCGGGAATGTCGACGCTTCGGTCATTACCGGCCGTGGCGTGCAGCAGTTGATGGCCGGATTCAACACTCAGATCAGCGTCGCGCAGACGGCTTTCAAGTATGCGTTTAAGCATGCCATCGGCCTTGCTTTCCAGCTGGACGAAAAAGTCTTCGGAGGTATCTCGAAGACCGTTCGGGGGAACGAGGCAGGGGTCCCGTATTCTTTCTCCTACCTTCCGTCCAAGGACATCAAGGGCGATTACACCGTCGATGTTTCTTATGGCTTCTCTGCGGGCCTAGACCCGAACCGTGCCACGGTGCTTCTTCTCCAGATTGACGGGGCCCGGTTGGCCTCGCGGGACTATGTCCGCCGTAACCTCCCCGTGGATCTTAATGCGGTAGAGGAAGAGCGGAAGATCATGATCGAAGATTCCCGGAACTCCATCATCCAGGGGATGTCTGCGCTAGCGCAGTCCATCCCTCAGATGGCTGCCGCAGGCGGGGACCCATCTACGGTCATCCATGCGCAAGCAACCTTTATCAGCTTGCTGACTAAGGGGAAAAGTGTGGAGGAAGCGGCTCAGACCGCATTCGCTCCCCCGGAACCGCCGCCCGGCGCGTCGACTCCCGGCGTGCCTCCTGGCCCTGGTTCAGAGCCCGCGCCGGGCGGCGCGCAAGAGCAAGGGGGTAGCCCTGCTGGGTTCGGTTCCGGCGGGATGCCGCAGGGGCTAATCCCTGGGCAGGCGACTATGGGCCAGGGCGGTCGTCCGCCTCTGGAAATGCTCATGTCTGGGATGACTCAGGGCGGAGCCCCGAATATGCAGGCGAACATCTCTCGCAGAAACCCGGCTAGGTAAGGGGGGTCGATGGCTAACGGACACGGAGGCTATCGCAAGCCGACTAACCCGGCCCCGGTTTCCGGCCCGGGTGCCCATTCGGCGCGGACGGACGGGAAACAACCCGTTATGTCGATGCCGGATGCCGCCTACGGCGAAGACGCGACGTTTCGGGCCGCGCAGCAAGCGGGCCCTATGGCCCAGGTTCTCCAGACTGGCGGCACGGGGGCGCCCGTCGCGGCCGGGGCGCCCCTTACCCCCATGGGGGCGCCTAGTACGCAGCCAGGGACTCCGGTCACGGCCGGGGCCGATGCGGGCCCCGGCCCCGGGTCGGCGACTCTGGGGCTGCCGATGGACCTGCAATCCCTGTCCCGGCAGGACGCTGCGGATCTAAAGCGTTACCTTCCGCTATTGATCGACATAGCGAATAAAGAGACCACGCCTCAAGGTACGAAAAACTTCGTGAGGCAACTAATCGCCAACCTGTGAGGCTAAAGTGTCGTTCTTCTCGACTCTGGGAAAGGTGCTCAGGTCAGGGTACCAAACCCTTACCCCTGTGGGGCAGGCGTGGGCTTTTACGGAGAATTGGCTTTCTCAGCCCCAGGATTCGGGGCTTGTCGAGAAGTTCGTGACTGCGGAGCAGCAGAGCGCACACGAGAGTCTCAGCAATGTGGGGACGGCGGTGAGTATCCCGTACCAGTACGGGATTTCGCGTCCCCTGACGACGGCACTGATTGCCACCAATAAGCCTCTTAATGACCCCACGATGTATCAGGGTGACACCTGGTCTACTGCCTGGGGGCAGTCTAAGACCATCAGCCCTGGACAGGCGCTCTCCGTCGATGCGATTAACTGGTGGAATCAGAACGACAACCTGACATTCGACAAGGCCGGGGAGGAAGACCGGAAGGCTCTTTTCGAGCACACGTGGAAAGGCCGCCTTGCTTCTGGTGCCGTAGATTTCTCGCTGAACTGGTTCGTCGATCCTCTCGTTCTCGCGGGCAAGGCGACGAAGCTGGTCCGCACCGGGGCGACGCTGACCGAGGGTGAGCACGTCGGCGAAGCGCTGGATATTTCCCGGGGGGTCACGAAGCCCGCCGAAGCGTCCAGGGCGGCCCGGGCCGCTTCGGGCAACATGAACCGAATGTTCGCGAAAACAGACAACATGTCGTTCGAGGAACTCATGAACTTGAGCGAGTTCCGGCAGACGCCAGATGCCTCTGTTCTGGCCGTGATGTTCGCTGACGCTAACCGCATCGCAGACAAGCAGGCTAGGTGGGCGGCGAAGGCTGACGTCTTCGGCGCGGCTATCGGTGACACCGGGTCCATCGTACGGTTGAGTACGGCCAGGGCCGAATACGCCGAGAAAATGCGCAGGTTCGTTCAGCCCGTTGAGTCCTCGAACGGGCATCTCGCGTTCTCGTTCAATGATTTCGGGATGAAACAAATCGAGTTCTTCAATTCCCCCGAGAAGTTGAAGGAGGTCCTGGCGAACCAGGACTTCATCGAGGCAGAAATGGCGCGCCTCGACCGGTTGAACGATATTGCCGGGACGGTTTCGCACACGGGTGTTTCTCTGGGTCAGCGTGCGATGGAGAATCTCCGCAATGACCGGCTCCGGGAGTCCATCACTTTCGGCACTCCTGGATCTCGCGCGGTGCGGATCATGTCCGGTCCGCTCGGGACGGCAGTTCCGGGGTCGATCAATGTGCGTGACGTCGCTAAGGGATACGATCAGCTCGCGGCATGGGTGGCTCGGAGTAAGTGGCTAGACCCTGTCCAGCGGACGAAATACCTCCAGGATTTCGGGGCGGCCCCTGACCAGGCCGCCCGTAGCCGGGTCGTGTATCGGATCGAAGAGGCTCTGTTCCGGGCGGCGGGGAAGGCGAACGGGTACACCGAAAAGCAGATCCGTGCCTTGCATCTGAGCACCACAGGCGTGCGCAATAAGACAGCTTCTGCGATGAAAAGCCGGCTCTACTCTGCCGCGCCGGGAAGCGACAAGATTTTCGCGTACATCGACGATGAAGGGATGGCGAACGCAGTTTCGGATCCGTTCCTTCGGACTCACTTCGCCGAAACTATCCCGCTTTCGGACCCACGTGCGATTGACGCGGTCATCAAAACCGACCAGCAGACTCGCTGGCTCGAACGGTTCGCCGAACGGTGGCATTTCAATCAGGACGGGGCTACGGCGGCCCTAAACGCGGGGAATCGTGCTGCGGACGTATTCGATGACATGGCGACGAACGCGATGTGGCTGTGGAAGTTCTCTGCCCTGGGGCGCATCGCCTATCCTCTGCGGATTCAGGTTGATACGCAGTTGCGGATGCTGTCGGCTCTCGGTCCTATGCAGTACATGCTTAACGCCAAGGCTGGGGCTGTTAATTCCTACACCAACCGTGCGGGGGTGCTCGCGGCAATCCCGGGCGGCCGGATCGCGAACCCGGAACTGGAGGCGGTGACCTCCGGCCTGAACTCTGAGATCAAGTCGATCACGAAAAGAATTGACTCTCTTGGTGAGGGGGCCGAGAAACTTCGACTCACGCGGGAACGCGCGGCTCTCCGCCGTGACCTGGTTAAGACCCCTATGACGGTCACGAGGGGCAAGACGGCGGAAATGGCGACCGTACTCCGCCAAGGGACGAAGCTCTATAAGGGTGTCCCTATCCGGTCTGCCCTCGACCCTGAGGAACTGGCAATCAAGTTCCGGACGCTCGACGCGAGTGGAACCACGGCCCTCCTCATGTCGGACATGACTTCCGCGAATACGGCCGCCTTGCGGGCGACTGGTGGGTGGGATGTTGTTAAGGGGGCTGACAAGAATTGGTCTACCAGCTATCTCCGTGCGGTGAATCAGCAGATCCGTAATTCGCCGACGGCGATGGAGATCCTCGCTAATCCTGATGACGCTTCTGTGGCGTCGTTCGTTTCCCATTCCCCTGAGGCTCTCAAGGAGTGGAAGGCGGTAAAGGATTCATTCGAGTCCATGACGGACTGGATCGCGTACGCCAGGTATCAGGTGAATCACCTGTTGTCTGGGGATATCGCGCAGACAGCCATCACTCGCCCTCTCCGTCCCTCGGACCTGAAGGTGCATTTCGGGGATGTGACGAAACGCCCGGACGTGCACGGTGAAGCGTACTCGTTCACGAAGAATAGCCCTGCTTCTGACATGCTCCGTGGATGGGCAGAGAAATGGTATAGGTTCGCGTCTGACGGCCCTGAGAACGTGATGGGCCGCCA